GGCGCAAGTATCGTGGTACAAGACATCCTGACGCCAACGCGGTTCATCGTTGCGGAGTAATGGCTTTTCCCGAACTGGCACCAACCGCACGCAGTTTTGACCCAGGTGACTGGCCGAGCAAGCGGTTTTCTTCGCAATCCGGCGCAGAGATCAGGATTCTGTACGGCTCCCAGCGCGTCAACGCCAAGCTAGAGCTGAACTACGACAACATCACAGATGTGGAAGCCGAGAAATTTCTGACTGATTACGACGACCAGCTTGGAACTTTACGCACCTTCGCTTTGCCGACGGGCGTCACAACTGGCACATCTGTGAGCATGGCGGCACCGCCTCAGACAAAGTGGCGTTACGATTCCGCACCGGCTGTGACATCAGTGCGTCCTGGCATTAGCTCCGTTAAAGTGTCACTGGTGGCTGTTGCTTAAAGTGTAGACATGGCCAAGGTTTATACCGGACGTGACGGGCGCCTCCTAATTGACGAGGTGGAACAGATCAAGGTGACTAACTGGTCGATGACCGGCAACCTTGAAATGCTGGAAACCACCAGCCTCGGCGAGTCGCAGCGTACTTATGCCCCTGGCGTTCAAGAGTTTAACGGCAATGCAACGTTGCTGTACTACAGCGATAGTGCAGGCCGCAACGACGCAGCAACCGCGCTGAAGAAAGTGCTTCGCATCAGCGGAATTAGCAATGGCGACACGGTTGAAATGCGTTTGCGTCTAATAAACGGCAATGTCAACAGTGACGTGCTACTGACTACTTATATAACAAGTGTTAATTTTGGCGCTAGCGTTGGCGAAGTCAGTTCTGCTGAGATTAGCTTCCAAGGCACTGGTGCGTTGTTAGAGGTGACGATCTAATGGGCGTTTACCTTGGTAATGTTGGAAATATTGAAATTAAGCGTCAAGCAATTGAAGGCGTCTTGGAAAGCATTGTCAATCCAAGTGACATCAATTCTCAGCGTAATCGGTTTAGCTTTGATTATGACGAAAGCGTATTAATCAGTGGTGATCGAGTCACAATCAGAACGACAGACGGAACAGATCTTGATTTTGTTGATTCAAGCGGCTGGGCTGATAACACTGTTTATCCAGACGGCAGCTGGTACATTTTTGTTGATGAGCTTGGCGCTATTCGTCTGTATGACAATTTCGACGACAGCCTAGAAGGCAGCGCTGCTGGTCTGATTTCGCTTAACGACATTGCACGCAATATCCCTATTGCAGTTACGGTTGAAAGCAGAGACGAGCGCCTTGTCGCTTCTATTACTGATTATGAATTGAATACAAATCGAGAAACGGTTGATATTACGGCGCTTAGCGATCAGCACCGCCAACAATACAGCAGCCTTATCAGTGGATCTGGCCGTTTAACAGCGCAGTGGGATTATGTAAACGAAAGCAACAGCGAACCTGTCAACTATTTAATGCAGCTTGTATTGCGAACAGAAATTGGCAGCGGTTTCCATGCAAAATTTTATATTAAAAGTCCCAATACGGATGCAGCTGGCGGCAGTTTTTCGGCCACGCAGCTAAACGATTCACTCTGGTGGGAATTTGACGCATTAGTGACCAATAGCGCAACCAGTTTTGCGCCGGGTGACATTGTGGTTTCGACAATTGATTTTGTGGTTACTGGTTCGATCAAACTGCGAGCACGGACAACGGTATCTCGTCGTTTGCTACAAGAAGCCGGTGATCCAATCTTGCTGGAGCAGGGCGATGGCTATTTGTTGCTGGAAGGCGACGAGACTGCCTAAGATGGGTGCATTGACTAGCTCGTAACGTTGTGGCCGACCTCAGGATCAGCGAACTAGCGGCTCTGGCAAGCGCTGATCTTGCCACAGGTGATTTTCTGGCGGTTGCCGATGTCAGCGCTAGCGACACAAGACGGATAACCGTTACTGGCTTTATAGACAAAGCCGTCACGCTAATTAGTGACGCCACGATTCCTAATGCCAAGATTCTGTTCACCGCCAACACGCTGAATGGTGATGCGCTTGGGAATGGCACTGTCAGTGGGGACAAACTAAGCAATAACACTATTACTGATACAAAATTAGCCAATAATTCCACATGCCAGCTGGTTGCAGCATTGCCAGCTAGCGGTTCGTATGTCGGTCAACTCGCGCTCAATACGAGCAGCGATGTCGCCTACATTTGGAACGGCAGCCAATGGATTGAGTTCAAAGCAGCTGGCTCTGTCAACGAAATCATCGGCAGTTCTGCCGGTGTAGTCAATGTTGTCGTTACCCAAGTTGGCGATAGCGTTACAATTAGCACCACGCTGGATGACACTACAGCGGCATCGCAGTTTCTTGCTGGCCCCACATCGAGCGGCGGTGCAACAACTTATCGCGCCATTGAAGGTGCTGATTTACCAACGGCAACGACAACCGCCAAAGGTGCCGTTGTCGTCAACGGTAATGGCTTAACGCTTTCTGGCAATACCATTGCGATTGATAATTCTGTTGAAGCAGAAGCAACTGATTATCACGTTGTTCAATATGACACCAGCGGTCTTGTTACTGCTGGTCGTTTAATTCAGTCTGGCGATTTACCCGAAGCGACTGCAGGTGCTACTGGTGTTGTCCGCCCTGGTACAGGACTTGCGGTTGATGTGGCTGGCACACTAAATCACAGCAATGTGATCGTGGGGGGTAGCGGCACCAAAGTTACGTTTGACAGCGAAGGTCACATTACAGCGACAGAAGGACTCGCTGCAGCGGATATTCCTGATCTCAGCGCCGACAAGATCACTACTGGCCAGCTACCGACTGAGCGTATTGCCAATGGTGCGATTACGGGTCCAAAGCTAGCTGCAGCATCTGTCACTAAGATCGGCGGTTCCGCTGATACTGGCGGCATCGTCGTCTTTCCTACGCCTGACTACAGCGGGCAATATTTTTATGACTCGCGGAATGGTGACTTATACCTGTGGGATGGCAACGCATGGCAGCCGATTACCATCACTGCTGGTGAGATTGTTTTTGCTGGTACTTATAGCGCATCGGATAATACTATTGCCACAGTCACAACTGCTGGAACCGCAGCTGGCTTGACGGTCGGTTCTGCATTGCCCGCCGCTGCTAATAGCAATAATCGTTATTACGTTATTGTTAATGACTCCGGCACGGGCACAGCTCCAGCCCCAACAGTTGCACTGCAAGCACCAGACATGTTGCTGTCGGATGGCACGGCATGGACGCTAATTGATGTCTCCAACACAGTTGTTACGCAGCAAGCAGATGGTATCGCTATTACAGCAATTAGTGGCATGTCAGCTACTGACGTGCAGGAAGCGTTGGAGGAGCTGTATACCGAAAAAGCAGACAAAACTGGCGGTGTTTTTACAGGTGATGTCACTCTTGATGGCGCTGATCTGATCTATGACACCGGATCGTTCAACACGACCATTGCAGCAGCCACAGCATCGGCAGCGCGGACGATCACTTATCCCGACGCAAGCGGAACTGTGTTGCTTGCTGGTAATGCAAGCCTTGTAAATGCTGATATTAGTGCATCAGCCGCTATTGCGCACAGCAAGCTGGCTCCGTTGACCGGCGGACAAATTATTGTGGGCAGCAGCGGTAATGTGCCAACTGCAGCCGCAATTACTGGCGATATTACACTTAGTAGTGCCGGTGTTACTGCTATTGCTGCTGGCGCAGTTGTTAACGCCGACATTAGCGCATCAGCGGCAATTAGTTTCAGCAAGTTAGCAACGCTGACCAGCGGCAACATTATTGTTGGCAACGGTAGTAACGTGGCCGCCTCGGTGCCAATGAGCGGCGATGTAGCCATAAATAGCACTGGCGTTACATCAATTGCTGCGGGCGTAATTATTGATGCAGATATCAATGCCTCTGCAGCTATTGCAGGCAGCAAGATTCAGGCAGCAACGACAAGTAACACGGGCACTGTTCAGTTAACTGACAGTACTTCAAGCACTAGCACTACAACAGCGGCAACAGCTAATAGCGTTAAATCTGCGTATGATCTAGCAGATGCGGCTCTACCAAAATCGGGCGGCACAATGACCGGCGGCATTGTTTTTGCAAGCTCTCAAGCCTTCCCAAAAGTCCCGCAAAATGCTAAAACTTCTGCTTATACTTTGATTGCAAGCGACGCAGGCAAACACATATCTATAACAACAGGTGGTGTTGTAATTCCCGCTGGTGTTTTTGGAATAGGTGACGCAGTTAGTATTTACAATAACAGCTCCAGTGATCAAACAATTACTCAAGGAACTTCTGTCACGCTCAGGCAAGCGGGTGCCGCTACAACAGGCAACAGAACGCTTGCTCAATATGGTCTTGTTACTGTATTGTGTGTTGCAACAAATACTTTCGTCATTACAGGCGGAGGTTTGAGCTAATGTCAATCATTCAGTTAATAGTAGGCGAAGGCACTGTCACTCCGGTCATGGAAGGTGGAACAGTGACTACTTCCGGTGGGTATCGGATCCATACTTTTACGAGCACTGGGCAGTTAGTTGTCCCGGCAGATTTTAGTGCGACTGTCGAATACTTAGTTGTTGCAGGTGGTGGTAGCACTGGCGTTTTGCCGACTGCTTATCAAGGAGTTGGCTATTGCACCTATCATGGCGGCGGAGGTGCAGGCGGGATGCGAACGGGTACAACAACCGTCTTTCCAGGGACTTACACCGTAAGTATTGGTGCTGGCGGAGCACAAGCGACACCCTCTTCTTCGGGAGGTTCCAACGGTTCAGCGTCAAGCGTCTTCGGTATTACTGCCCTCGGCGGGGGTGCAGGCGGAGGATTTACCGGTGCCGGCGGCAGTGGTGGATCGGGTGGCGGTAGCAGTGGTCAACTAATCGGAGGGTCTGGAACCCCAGGGCAAGGAAACAATGGTGGAGAGGGTTCTTATTTTGGGACTCTTCCTTACTATCATGGCGGTGGCGGTGGTGGCGCCGGAGGTGCTGGCGCAAATGCTTCTTACGCGGTCAATGCGTGCATATCTGCGGCTGGTGGTTCCGGCGCTGGAAGTTCAATTCGAGGTAGCTATACCGTTTACGCAACTGGCGGCGCTGGCGGCAGTAGCGCTGGCGGCGCAGTTAATACAGGAAACGGCGGGCACGGAGGTGGCTCCGGCATCGTTGTAGTTCGCTATCTGCTTTAACGTCATGGCGCATTTTGCTGAACTTGATAGCGATAACACCGTGTTACGGGTGTTGGTTGTTGCCAATGCAAAAATTACGGACGAAAGCGGCGTTGAGCAGGAATTTTTAGGCGTGCAATATTTAAGAGAGCTTTTTGGTGCCGATACAAGCTGGGTTCAAACAAGTTACAACTCTAATTTTAGGAAACATTACGCAGCCCCAGGAGGTAAATATTATCCAAACTTAGACGTGTTTTTACCTCCAAAACCATATGCCAGCTGGGGTGTTAACCCCGAAACCCTTGAATGGCAGGCTCCTGTTCCGTATCCGTCAAATTCGAGTCAAATTTATTTTTGGGATGAAGCCAGCAGGTCATGGAAGCTAAATAAGGCGCTTAGTGTCCCCGTCTAACGCACCCCACTAAGACGTAATGCTCGGCTTCACTATCATCACTTGGATTTTCGGTGTGCTACTGGCATACTGCATCGTGGCAATTAACCCACGCGACGACGACTGATGGCCGTTAAGTCCAAAACTGCACTGGGGCGTGTTGAGCACAAGGCTGGGCGCCCCAAAACAACCTCGCAGGGTTACGGGCAGCACTCACGCCCACGCCGTCGGGGCAAGAAAGCTTTGCGTGGTCAAGGTCGCTAAACTTGAAACATGGCTATCTCACCGGGCACTTACAACATCACGCTGCAGCGCCGGGCTGATTACAGCGTCACGCTGCAGTTCAAAGACAGCGGAGGTGTTGCGATCGACCTGAACGGGTGGACTGTGGCTGCCCAAGCGTGGGATAAAGGGCGATCTACAAAATATGCCGATTTTTCGATTACATATTCAGACCGCAGTGCCGGAACAGTTGCAATTTCTTTGACTGATGAGCAAACTGCGGCTTTCCCAAATGAGGCTTATTACGACGTATTGCTGACCAACGCATCTGGCCTGAAGGAGTATTACCTAGAAGGAGTCATTTATGTCTCTGAGGGGTACACAGCATGACTTCAGTCAATATCTCCTCAGTTGAAAGCAAGGTTGTCGTTACTGAAAACGGCAGCACAACTGTCGTCACCGTTCCTCAAACCTCAGTTGTTACTGCAATTACGCAGGGACCACAAGGTGCCACTGGTGAAGTTGCTGGTGGCCTACCAACTGGCGGTGATCCTGGCAACATTCTGATTAAAGACACAAACGCTAATTACGACACAAGTTGGACGGCTACACTTGACGGAGGAACCTTCAACTAGCCGTCATGGCTCGCATTCAACTTAGGCGTGGTTTGAAGACCAACCTTCCCACCACGGGAATGCTGGCAGGCGAACCGCATGTCACTACGGATCGGGGCACGCTGCACGTTGCAACCGATGCCACCACCAAGATCCCGGTGGTGCCTGCCGTTGATGACTTGGCAACCCTTGCTGCAATTAGCGGCGCTGACGACTTGATCTTGATGCACGATGCCAGTGAGGCATCTGCTCAGAAAGAGAAAAAGGTCACATTTAACGCTTTCAAGACTGCACTCAACATCCCGGCAGCCAGCTCGGATGAAAAGGTCGCTGTCGTTAGCGGTGGAACAGCTGGTTATATCTACGGCACTGATGGAACGGACGGCGTGATTCGCCTGAACAGCAGCCTGAGCTGGACCCTTGATTCCGGCAACAATTTTGTGACGATTGCGGTGGACACCGTAGATGGTGGTACGTTCTGATGGCCCGCGTCGCCAAAATCCTCATCCGCAACGGCACCACTGCCCCGAGTGCGGGTGATTTTGATGTTGCCGAACCCGCGTGGGATAAGACCAACAGCAAGCTCTACATTAAAAACGCCGCTGGCGCGATGGTGGAGATTGCAGGTGGCGGCGGCGGTGGATCGGTTGACGTTGACCCTGTAATTGCCGGGATGATCTTCTGATGGCTGCACCGAACCTCAAGGCACCAACGAGTATCACCGGCAAAACGGCACGCTATGCCGTCACGACCACACTCGCCGCCGCGCTGAGCAATGCCGCCGCCAGTGGCAAGGTTTTCAAGATCAACAGCATCTTCTGCGCCAACGTGGATGGCGCCAACGCTGCAGACATCAGCGTGAGCATCTACGACGGCACTAACGACCGCTATTTGGCTAAGACAATTTCCGTTCCAGCGGACGCTACGCAGATACTCAGCACCAAAGAGACATATTTCTACTTGGAGGAAGGCGACTCCATTCGTGCTCTCGCAAGTGCAGTCAGCGACCTAGAGCTGATCATCGGATACGAGGAGATTTCGTGATGAACCTTGGTCGCATTGGTGCTAAGAATGACAGAACCGATAGGTCAGGCGTTTACACGCTAGGCGACAGTCTTAATTACAAGAAAAAAACTGACTCACTGGAATATTACGTTTGGCGCAAAAATTACAGCTCTTTTCTTAACATTAATAGGCCCAAGCCTGTCTATGGGGACAATGGGCACAAATTGTATATTGCCGATGGAAATTCGCCGACTAATGCCTACATAAGACAATACGAACTTTCTGTTCCATATGATCCAGGTACTGCATCATATTCTGGTAATCAGTTAGCAGTTCAGTATGTTGACACAGAGCTTGGATGCAGTTTTAGTTATGATGGTACAATAATGTACCTTTTTGGCGCTTCTAATGTAAGTAGCCATCACCCGCCAACAACATATGACCTATCAACTGCCTGGGACATAACGACTGCAGTTCCAAGAGTAAAAACATTATATCCCGGCACCAGTAATACGACTGGAATTTATGTTTCCCCGGATGGGACGCGATTATACATATGCGGATCCGGTGTTGATGCTGTCGATCAATACGATATTGCGACTGCTTGGGATATTAGTACGTCTAGCTATGTAAGACGATTTAGTGTATCTGCTCAGGAGGCTATTCCGCA